ATGAATATAAATTATTTTATTACGAACATGATCTGGCAAATCTGCTGCTCTTTTATAAGAATCTAAATTAAGTTTATATACATCTTCAAAGTTGTGGAATATCTCACATCCAGGTCCCGGCGGGATATCTAAAATAAACGCCCGGTCATATACTTCACTATATTCCCTCAGCCATTCATAATACATATCATATAATAACATTGACTCACGACGACTTAATCTTCCAATTGATATTTGAAACCCACCACTGTCTGCTATAAGATTACATCCATTAAATATTCCCATATCCCTACACTTTGTATATAATGTTCCCTCTTTTTCTTTATATTTATCATATTTCTTTTTACCTGCAAAATCTTGTCCAAATGAATGTAAAAATCCAGCTGGAGTATTAGCAAGAAATTTTGAAATATCATCTCGAGTAAAATTATCTTCAAATCGCCCTCGCCTTCCGGCAATAAAATTATCCATAATAGTTGCTAATGTTTCAAACCCTGCTAATATATATCCACTTCTCGCCATATCCTCTCCTATTCACATTTCATTTATACTTTGTTCCATTTAATTAATTTATAATCTACATTTAATTGATAGAAATTTTTAAGTTTATTATTTCAACTAAAAGTGATGGTTTAATAAAAATATCAAATTCTTTATATTTATCTTTATTTACCTCTATTTTATAATCATAGATTAATCTTTGACCTTTACAAGTATGCAGACAATACTCTATCATCTCATAAATAGTGGTATAAGTCTCAAACAAATTATTTTCAACAATTCTTCTAATGTGTAAAATTATTTGTTGTATTTCTATACGCCTCGAAACCGACAGTCTTTTTTTCGATGTGATTGCATTAGAGATCCAATCGACTTTTTTTGTACCATTACATTTATCACATACATATATACCATCTTTGTGTACTCCAGAACCTTTACATAAAGGACACAATAGTTCACCTTCTTTTAATTTTAATTCAAAATTCATATTATCAATCCTCAAGAAATTCTTCAACTACAAATGGTGGACCGGTTGCCATATCGTACACAGCAGCTACTTTTAAAGCAGTCATTATTCTTTTCTTTGGACTACTCCAATGTCTTGTTGTATATAATGACCCAACAGCAAAATGAGACCCGGAACCAATCGCTGTAAAATCTTCAATCTCATTCATCTGGAAATCTAGTAAAATTTCATATAGTTTTCCTTTTGTAGTTGCTACTAACAGATTTGATTCATGTACAGAACATTGTGATTCAGAATCTACAGCCAAACACCTCTTTGATTCAAAGTGTGCAATCATTTTATCAGGAAAATCAAGTACCTTTTTGGGTGCAGTAAAAAATTCAGGCTTAAGTACTTGGCCAACTCTAACACTTCCAATATAACCAATTAAATAAGGTCCATTGGTAAATATTTTGTTGCATTTCATTCGTCTTCGTTCACCATCTTTAGTAGTTGCATAACTATCAGCACCCATCCATACTTTTCCATTATCAACAATTGCTACAACTGTAGACATGTTACTCTCCTTTTAATTTCATATCATCTCTCATTCTAAGACATTTTGCCAAATCAAATGAGTAGTCATAAATATGTAATCCTTTACTTGTTGCAATTATTTCTCCATCTTCAACTCCAATCTCAGCAGCACAGTATTCTTTAAGCAATTGTATTCCGCCAAGATTTGCAGGAAATCCACCCCATAGATCCCATGATCTGAAATACGGATAAAAGTGTAGTTTTCCATCTTGGATTCTTGTATCAATTTGTCTTAAACATGGTGGGTCTTGAAGAAGCATGTCTGTTGGATGTGCTACTTGTAGAACCATTTGATTGTTTCTATATCCTTTGTTTTTATAAGTCCAGATTAATAATTCAATTTGATTTAAAAGATATGGATTTTCACCGACAACTTTACCAGGATGCATCCTATATACAATTCCAAGATCACGTAACTCATTCAGTTCTTTGATAATAATATCCGCCCAAACTTTATCATAATTTGTTATAACAGGATATTGAACTGGAAATCCACATAACCTCTGACCGTATGTATATGACTCGCCTTTTTTTAAATCAGCAGTCATTAAATACGGAAGATAATCATCAAGGTAATCATCTGCAACTGGATTTGGTATAGAGAAATGAGATTCAATTTGAGGTAATAGTGGTTTTACACCTGGATGCTCAACATGAATTGTTATCCAATCAAATTCCAATCTTTTCTGTCCAGCATATGATCCACGGTCAATTTTAAAAACTGTACCCTCTTCCAACATACGAAAAAGAGTTTGAAACCAAGCATCACTCAAATCCCTCGCTTTAATATATTGTAAATTTAACAATTAAATCACCACCTTTCATTAAGTAATAATTCGACTTTTAGGTGCAGGTTGTATTATTGGTTCTCCTTCTGTATCTCCACCAATAACAATTTCTTCAAGATTGGAAAGCATATTTTCGTCTGTTAATGTACCATAAATTTCCTCTTCATTCAAAACCTTCATAATACATTTATCAAACAAAACATCCATTCCGCCTCTAATATGAACTACAATTACATCACCTTCTTTAATTGAAGTTACATCTTCACCCACTGATGTAACTTTACAATATGCTTGAGGATCTTTTACTGCATCTGGAATTATCAATCCTCCGCTAGTTTTCTGTCTCAACATTATTTTACCGACTACTTTATTCTTGATTGCTTTGATCATTTTTCATTCCTTCCCGTCTCTTTTGTTTTTGAATTTTGGCTAATCTTTTTTGTTTGGCTTTATCCAACTTTTCTTTCATTGCTAACAATTTATCTTCTTCTCTTTTTATTGTTCTGATAGATTGTGCTTTCTTACGTCTTTTCTTATCACTTGGTTTTTCAAAATACATTTTCTCACGTAATTCTCTTGATAAACCGCTTTTAGAATATTTTTTCTTAAACCTTTTAATAAGACTATCGACTGTTTCTGATTTACGCCTTACCACACAAATGCCACTGTATTCGTCTGGTTTATAATGATTCGTTTGTATAATTTTTGTCACCCCCTTTCTTTTATACAAAACCAAACATGATATGGTTTCGTGATGAAAAATTTACTTTATATTTTTCACAGGCGTCGAATACCTGTGATGAATTTCTTATAAGATCTGATCTGGTTACGCCCTCTGGCATCAACCAAAATTTTCTACTCATTTCAGGTGTTAGTTTTTTTGTAATCTTTTCTAAATAATCAATCACCCCTTCTCTGTTCTCATATACAAGTTTGATGAAAACCCTATCGTCTTTCAAAAGGTCTTCTGTTATATCCAATGCATTATCATAGTCACTTTTATTAAAAATCTTTGGAGAATACATAAAATGAACTTTCTTTGATGGATCAGTTTCTTTAAGCAATGATCTTAGATCAAAACCATTAGTTTCTACATTAGCAATTGGATAGTCAAGTTCATTCAACATCATGCGTGTCTCATTAAAATGTTTTGGAACTGTTGGTTCTCCACCAGTGATCATAATACCGGACCGATTCCTATATATATTTTCTTGGATGTCAGAAAGTAAATATGGTGCTTCTGATGAAATTCTCATTTTGACAGATGTATCACACCAAGGACATTTGAGATTGCATGTTTTGAATCTCAAGATTATCATTGCCTGGCCGCTATCAATTCCTTCTCCCTGCCAACTTACAAAGTTTTCAATTAAATGTACTTCTTTCGTCATAATATACTCCTTTCATATTCATTTGTTCTTAAAAATAATAAACGATACTTATTTATTTCTTAACTAATTATAATAGAAGATGTTCCATCAGATACATGTATATAATCATCGTGTTCTTCTATAGTATTACCTTCTAACACTTCTATATTTATTTTTCCATAACACCCATGAGGTTGTTCTTCTCCATCTACAGTTAGTAAAAAACCATCCACTACAATATCAGCTCCTTCAAATTCCTTATAGTCAATTTCATCACAAACTGTTGTTACTTTAATCTTTGCCATAATTATTATCTCCTTTGTTATACAGTTAACAACACTGTTTTCTTTTTAAAGTCTGTTAATGGTTGTAGCATTAATTCATGCCTGTCCGTAAAACAAAACTTTAATGCTCCTTTTAAATCAGGAACAAAAAATGGTGGTAATCGTGGTTCCTCATCCGGAATTGCGATTACTTCAAATTTATTTCCTCCCTCTATATATTTATCATAGTTTGTTCTGATTTGTTCTCTCTGAACAGGATCAGATATTTTATCAAAATCTATTCCTCTAACTCGATACATATATGCTTTTGCACCACGTTGATGAATATTATACATGATCTTATTCCATGCTAACATTGCTCTAACCCCTTGAGGAATTACTTTATAATCTTTCAATGATTTTCCAAATGTTACAGGTCTTGAAATTCCTTTCTCTCCTTCCATAATCATTTTAGTAAACTCTCGTTCTTTTCTCCCAATGTACTCAAGAGTTCTTGTAATGTTAAACTTTTCTTCTTTAAGAATTAACTCTGATAATTCTTCTAGAAATTCTTTTGATTTACTTGGATAATCAGAGCGTTTAATTTCAACCCCCATGTAATTAATTTTATCAACATCTTTTCCTTCATTATTAACTACACGAATAGCATATCGTTTCTTTGCTAGAAATAATCCACGAGAAATAACCAATTCATTCTTTAACTTTAATCTATTAAAGTCCATATCAACATTATGTTTCTTTACAACTTCAGCAATTTTATCTTCATTTAAAAAGTTTTCTATCTGTTTACACCAGTTATTAATATTCTTAATTGATATTTCCTGTTTGAAATTACCAAACATACAGAAAATAGAATCTGTATCTCCAGTTATAATATAATCTCTACTAACTTCTGAAAATTTATATATTTCAGGATGTTTATCAGGATCAGCAAACATTTGTGCTTTTGTAATCATTGGAGGTTTTACATATGGTTTGCCTGTATCCAAATGTCTCATAAAAGCATCACCTTCAATGATTGATGTTTTCAATGCTTCTTGCCCAGATAACGTAATTGCTGCTGCTAATGATAAATCAAAAAATCTAAATGATTTATTAGCAACAACTCCATATAATGTATTTGCCAAAACCTTATATACCAATTGCCTTGTATAATAAAATGTTTCGCCATCTTTATCTTTTGCTTCAATGGCATCAAACATCTGTCCTTTATACTTCTTTCTTGAGGACATAATCATATCAACAACTTCACCAAATAATGAGAACTCTTTTTTATGTGGTTGAAAGAAACATCCATTTATTGTACATATTAATTTATCATCCTTAATCTTTTTAAGCAATTCTTTTGAAGATACACTCACTAGTTTCTTTTCAAATAATGGATCTATTACAACCTTAACTTTTTCTGGGAGTGCCTCAGGTCTATATGTTATATCATAACCAAGATGTGGATCTTGTGTTTTCATTACAAAACTATTAATACCAATGTTATATGTAATCATAAGACTTGGATATAGTGATGCAAAATCAAAATCTGTAATCCAATCATATGCACCTGGTGTAGGTTCTAATACAAATGCACCTGGATATTTTTGTTTTTGAATATGTGGATCAGCATTTTTTGATGCCGTTCCTTTTTCTTTGAGGTATGATACCATTAAAGAATCAATTTGCCCAAATGATGATACAGCATCAAATGATGTATTACAAATAACCCTCAACTCATTTAAAAGATTAATATGAGCAAGTTTATCATCAAGTTTCTGTAATAGTTCAGTATCTCTAATGTTATAGTCAATTGTTGTATTCAACATTTTCCAATACATTTCATTAAATGGTAATGGTAAATCGAGTTTTGTTACACCCAGTTCATGTTGTGCAATGAATCCCAATTTATAGTTTTCCATCTTTGTGAATGTGAATGTTTTATAAAGAAAATCCTGATCTATTGCCACAGTTCCCGGTATATGGCAAATGTATCTTTGTCCATCAACATAAAACTCATTGAATTTTGTAAAACTTGTTTGTCTTATTCCTATTTGTGGTAACCTTGTGAAAATATACTGTAAGTCAAAGCTGATACAATTCCAACCAGCTAAGAAATCAGGATCTTGATCTTTAAAATCAGAAATAAAATCAGACATCATTTTCTTTTCATTAGCAAATATTTTATATGTAATACCATCTTTCTTTTCAATTGGTTCTGTTTTATTATCAACAACATAACAAATTTTAGAACCATTGAAAATCGTGGTTAACATATTAATTGGAAACTTTGCTTCTGTTGGTGTTGGAAATACTCTTGATTTTCCTGTGTCGACCTCAATATCAAAAAACATAATATTTGAATACACTTTTGCTGATTCACCTTCGCTAAAATGATAATAATCCATAGCATGTTTTGCTGTTATTTTAACGTCACCCTCATATGTAATTTCAGGATCTAGGTTCGATCTATCTTTATATTTAATTGATATTTGATTTAATTGTTCATATGGTAAAATCTTTTTTGCTGGAACTCCATCTGGAGTTTGATAACAAATATAATCATCTGTTTCTGTATGAAATATTTTATTATTATCCCTATCTCTAAAAATATATAATACCTGTTGATTTTTGTTTATAAATTGAGTATCGATAAGTCTATAATCTTTTGTGTAATATTTTTCAGGAATTCTATATCTGTGAATACCAGTTCCAATTGCCTTTGCATGAACATCTGTTTTAATTTCTTCTTTTCCGGTCATCAATGAAGATATTTTACTCATAGCATCTTCATATTTTGGTTCCCATAAACTTAAGTTTCTATTAACAAACGATGGATGAACAACAATAATCGTTTTATAACCTTCCCATTCAACAATATTTCCATGTAATTTTGTAATTCCTGATTTTGCAATTCCAAATGCTTCCATTGGACTTGTGCCCATAATTACAATAAGCTTTGGATTACATGATCTAACTAAAGACATACAGTTAATTTTGCACATATCAATAACATCAGATGCTGGATTTCCAGTAGTTCCATCCTCAAGTAATGTTTGGCATAATACACAATTGGTTAATAAGTACTTAGTTTTATTCAAACCAAATTTATTAAAATATTTTCTAAACATTTTACCTGCCTTACCTACTAATGGCAGACCTTTTTTAACTTCATCTTTACCAGGATTTTCAGCTATAACTATAAGTTCAACCTGACTTAAATCATCTTTGCAATTCGTTTCTAAAATACATGATGGAGCATCAAGTAATGGGCAAACTGAGCAATTAGCAAATGAATTTTTTATTGAAAACAAATGATACCTCCAAAAAGATTTGTATTATGTTCTTATTTATAATACAAACATCCGTATATCTTTTTCATTTTATAATATAACTGTCTATATATATTAATTAGTGAAATGGCTAGGTGTGCTTGTTTTTTATTATTTTATTTACTAAGGCAAATCATAAAACACGAAAGGAGTATTAAAATGGTACAAGAAAATCAGGTTGCATTAGATCAATTGCCCGCTACTGCCCAAGATGTAGCAACCGCAAAACTCCTGGTAGACATCGAAGAGGCTGAAGCACTACTCGGATTCGGAAAAAAGAAAGACTATTCAGTTAATGACTTGCTCAAAAGCTTTGAAGTATGTTTTCAAGTATTTGAGGAAAATGGAGAAACGAAAAAGATTCTCCCATTAACCAATGCCAAAAACATTCTTATGCGCCATCAGATAGAACAGATGGTTGCAGAAAATGGGCGGTTTGATGTAACCGGCATGATTCCATTCGAGAAAATATGTTTATCATGTCGTGGTACCGGAGAATTGTATAAATTCTTCCGACGTGTCGTTCCAACTCCATGTAAGTTTTGTAAGGGTGAAGGAACATCTATTCGACAATGTATATCTTGTAAAGGAACCGGTCGATATAAAAACAAAGATTGTCGACTCTGCAATGGAACTGGCAAACAGATAATTAAATGCCGCAGCTGTCATGGTAAAGGTGTTTTCAACAAGTTTGCAATTGATGCCAAAATCAGTTCAACAACACCATGTAAAAAATGTGAAGGACATGGTTTTATTACACCAAAACCAGAGACAAAAAAACAACATGTTCACACTCCAAACAATCCAGTTATAACTGCGGATTTGGGCGAGACGATCAAGAACACTGTTGTTGCTATCAATCCAAAATAACAAGTATTTTTTTAAACACCTGGCCAAATGTGAATATGACATGGAGGAATAGTATTTTTATTTCTCCATGTCACATTCATGTAAAGAAAAGTTATCCTCTAAAAAATTCTCCAATGATATTTTTTTTGATACAATCTTTTCATTCTTTTTCATTTTTATTTTTTTTGGTTTTTCTAATCCCATCGAGTCATATACACCATCTCTATTTTCTGATTCTTCGATCTTTTCACATAACAAAAGTATATCATCATTTTTTAGTAATGGCATTCTTTCCCTAAGCTCTTCATATAACAATTGTCTTGGTTGTCTTTTATAAAACATTATATCTCGTTTACTTACTTTAAAATCCATTACACATTTCTTAATAAATTTGAATAGTTCTTCTTTTGTTAAATATCTCAAGTTAATATCATTAAAATATGTATCTAAATAATGATTCAACGGACCATGTTTTAAGAATAATGATATGAGAAATGTATGTGTAATTGGAGAATTATATTTCAAAATATCTGGAGTTTTAATTTTTCCATTATCGTCATATGTTGGTCTTGGAATCGGACTATCCCTACGTCTATCAAACAGCCAGTTGTTGAAAGTCTTGTATGGCATTAATTATTCCTTTTAGTGTTTGTTCTTTATTGCAAATTTAGGATGCTCTGTATTCAAACAAAGCAATCTGTTACACGCTCTATCGTCCCAATACTTTTCATTTTCATGATGAATATGCCACTGAAAGTTTTTTCCATTTCTTGGACTTATACCGACTTCTCTACATTTTTCTTTACTGATTGTTTTCCAAAGATCCGTATCAGGAAGAGATGGATATGTAAAATCCATTTCTCGATTTTCCAAAAAATGAAAAAACAGATGTTTGCCCATATCTTGACATTTTACCAAACCGAATGGACCAAAGATCTTTTGGCTTGGATAAACCCTAGTTCTTTTGGTGCCGTTTGCATATTCATATGTACTATTAGATTTGAAGCAACATCCCGGACAAAGTGTCCCGTTCCTTTTTCTTTCATTCTGATTACATATTCTACAATCACCATCCATACTATCAATGATAGCTTCTATTCCATCATAATCAATCGGGTTATTTCCCTTAAAAGTCTTGTTAGTCATTTTTAATCTCCTCACAAATTTTATTATAAAATTTACTCATTTGCTCTCTACATTTTAACTTCGGTACATCTAATAGTCCCCATAATGCTTTTTCAAGCACTTCAAATAGTTCCTCCTTATTATTATATAGATATTTTCGTGGTAACAATTCAGGATACGATAAACTATTTCTAGCGATTGGAATACAGTTATTATTAATTGCATCTACAATTTGATAACCAAATGTATCTTCATGTGCTGTTATTAATAAAACTTGAGATTCGCCAAGAAATTTATAATACTCTTCAAAATCTTTATGATCTTTTCTTGTAATTGAACCGAATTTACTTTCAACTTTAGCTTCCAATTCTGAGTCGACCTTTTGCAATCCTGGTCTTGATGCTGATACAATTCCATATTTTTTTGTTTCATTTTTGAAGCATTTAAGATGCGTTGGACCTGGCAATGATGTAACAACTGTATTTGACCACTGAAGTTTCTGATCATGATAGTTACTCCCTGCAAATATTTTATTGAACATTGAAGCATGTGCTGTTTCGACAGGGAACTTTGAATATCTAACTTTTTCAAAATAATCGAACCTATTTGCGCTTGTAGCATGACAAAAAGCAAACATTTTCTTTGGATGTCCATGATATAAGACATTGCAAAAAAGACCAGGAAAACTAATATCAGCTAAAAATAATATATCATTTTCGGTTATATTAAGACACAAGTATTGGCTAATTTGCTCTGTTTCAAATTCAATTGCAAGTTTAATTGGAGAAAACAAACTCAGATTTCCACGCCTATGAATCATCTTATTTGCATAATCTTTACCTAATGTTACAACTTTATAACCTGCTTTTCTAAATTCCTCAGGAAATTTCCACATCCACCACGATTGATACCTGTTAGGAGTTGGATATTGAGGTACAAAAATTATTCTTTTATTCAAATTATCTTCTTCCCCTTTCATATAATAAATCTGGTATATCTAATTTTTTAGCATGTTTACAAACCCAGCAATAACATCCGCTAATGTTATTATCTATTGGGCAATCTTTGAAATAATTACACCAATCTTTTTTTTCTAAATGTAAGTTATAATAAGTTTTAAATGTTGGACCTGTTTCTCCAAATTCCGATTGACCTGAACTCATACTATTACCTCTTTTAATCTATTAATTTAGATAATTGTTTTACGTCCTCAATCTGTTTCTTTAATATATCGACTACTGCATATTCAACAAAGAAATTTATCTCATCTTCGGTAAACTCACATTCCATTGTACAAAAACCATCTTTTGGTTCATGAACTTTTAAGATTTTCATTATATATTCCCCCACATAAAAAAATTTACCATCGAAAATATTAATAAAACAATCATTTGAAATATCAAAAATTTCTGTTTTGTTTTAACAAATATATATACTTGAACTGCATAGCTTGGCAAAAATACTATCCATCCAAATCTATTATGAATTTGTAATAAATATAATGCTATAAGTGTTAATGTGAAAGAAATAATCCCAAGTTTATTTAAAAAATCCACTTACACCTACCTTCAAATAAAACAAACTTTTTTTCATACTCCCATAATGATTTTTGACTTGGATATACAGCATTAAGCAATTCTTCTTTTAAAGATTTTTGTTTAACCTCATGTATATATCTAACATTCATTAAAGTTGTATAAAAAATAATATCTCTTCCCTCTCTTGCAAGAGCTTCACCAATAAATCCCCAACCTCTATGTGCTGGATGGATTTCACTCACTGGATCAGGAAAATAGAATGTTATATTTTCTTTAGGAATTGATAGTAATGGAACAGGAATGGAGTTTTGAAACATTTGTGCTTTGATATTATTTTTGTGTTTTCTTAATGTTAGCGCTTCTTGTTTTCTTTCTATATCAGCATCTCCAGAATATACAATTGTTATACTCTTGCTTGTATCACATAGAATTTCATAACAACCAATTATTTCATCATCTGGATGTGGTGCTATAATAACTGTTTCATGAGTTGCTTCTTTTTCTTCAGTCATACAATCTCTCCTTTTTATTTATTTGTTACCGTCATTAAGTAATTTGTCTCACTATTATGTTCTCATTTTTAATACACTTATCTATATATATTAATTAGTGAATGGGAAGTTTTGCTTATTTTAATATCTTAAACAAAGGAGAAACATTGTGGATTTCAAGAATAAGATAAACCAACAAAGCAGAGATGAATTGATTACAGGTCAATTATTTTTTCGTCAAATGGGAGCCGCAATGGAACTTGATATGTCACACAGAAGTCTCTTTGCAGTTGTTGGATTAATTGCACTTCCTCAAAAACATTTTTTAATTAAAACAGAATATCAATATACAATTGCTGGGTGGGGAGATCTCTATGAAGATGGTCTTATTATAGGAATTGATCTAACAACAGCAAAGAATTTAAAAACAGTAGCACGTGGCGATAACATAGGTTCGTTATTAACAAAACCTGTCTGGAGGATATGATATAATGAAAATGATTAAAAGTATTTTGGATAATGATCAATATAAATTCACCATGCAACAGGCATTGTTGAAGTTGGGGTTCGGTTCAGTTCCGGTTGTATATAAATTTAAATGTCGAACCAAAAAGGTTGATTTTTCAAAAGCTTACCATGATATTGTATATCAAATCGACTGTTTAAAAGATTTATCAATTTCAGAACAAGAGTTAGAATTTATGAAATCTCTACGTTATTTTTCTCCCGATTATTTATGTTTTTTAAAACAGTTTCGGTACGATCCCGATTATGTTACTACACAGTTGAATAAAGAAACTGGTGAACTAGATATTATCATTGCAGGACCATGGTTTCATACTATTCTATTTGAAGTCCCAATATTAGCAATTGTAAGTGAGTCATATAGTCCAGGTGGACATTTTGAGTTCGCTGATAATAAACTTCATGAAAAGATAAAGAATTTGGTTTATGCACCGGCATTTAGATTCATGGAATTTGGTACACGAAGAAGGAAATCATTTGATTGGCAACATCATGTTGTTAATACATGTAAAAAGAAAGTAACTAATAATTTTATTGGAACAAGCAATTTGTTGTTAGCAATGATAACAAAATCTAAAGCTGGGTACAATGGCACACGAATGGTTACAAGCACATCAACAGCTTGGATACCGTGTCAGTAAAAGTCAAAAGATGGCATTTGAAAACTGGATTAAAGTATATAGAGGAGATCCGGGGATTGCCTTATCTGATGTAATCAATACAGATGTATTCTTAAAAGATTTTGATGACCCTCTTTTTTATAAACTTTTTGATGGGGTGAGAGAAGACTCAGAACCTGACCCAATTAAATTTGGTCATCAAATAGTTAATTTCTATTATAGAAAAAATATAAATCCACAGACAAAAACCATTGTATTTAGCAATGGATTGACATTCAAACATGCAGAAACACTATATAATGAGTTTCATCGCTTAATAGGTATCTCGTTTGGTATTGGAACAAATCTTACTAACGATTGGGAACACGACCCATTGAATATTGTTATTAAGATGATTTCTTGCAATGGAGAACCAGTAGCGAAAATTTCAAACTCACCTGGTAAGGGTATGTGTGAAAGTCCTGAGTTTGTTTCTTATCTAAAATCAGTTTATAAAATCGACTAGTTTAATTCTCATTGTTTTTATAGAAATTTTTTAGAACAAAATAGAGAATTAATAAAATTTTAAGAGTTTCAGTATATAACTTAAACTATAATTAAAATAATCGCTGATGTAGTGTAATCTGGTAACACGAGAGTTTTGGGTACTCTAGTTACGGTTCAAATCCGGCATCAGCGACCATTACACCGACCAATTGCCTCTTTTATTTAGAACAAAAAATAAAAGAGGCAATTAAAATGCTATGTGAATATGGTTGTGGAAATAAAGCAGCATTTAAACTAAAAAATGGAAAACATATTTGTAAGGATAGTCCTAATAAATGTGCAGCGATAAGAAAAAAGAATAAAACTAAAAAACAAACACATTATAGATTTGTAAACCCAGAAGATAATCCTGCAAATATAAAATTAGAATGCTGTCACTGTAAGAAAAAAATAAGCATGTCAAATATAAAAAAACATATAAATGCATGCTATTTAAATCCTATAAACTTAAAGATATGTCCAGTTTGTGGTACCCCTATAAAAGATTACAAAAATAATAAAACATGCTCATCAAAATGTGCAAGAAAATATTTTTCTAATATGTATTTAGAATTTGCATCTATACCCTGGAAATTTAGAAGTCCTAATTATAGAGAAATATGTTTTGATATTCATGAAAAATCTTGTATTATTTGTGGAGAAAAAAATATAGTTGAAGTTCATCATTATGATTGGAATCATGAAAATAATGATCCATCTAATTTAATTCCTCTCTGTTCAACACATCATAGATATATGGGTAGTAAATTTGAAAAATTAATTATTAAAGAAGTAAATAATTATCATAGATCAATTTCAGCAAAGAATTAAACTGAATTTGCCCGGGTAGACGAACTGGCATAGTCGCAAGGTTTAGGCCCTTGGTCTTCGGACGTGGGGGTTCAACTCCCCCCTCGGGTACCAACAAAAAAAGGATGTTGGAATGAGCGAAGAATTTATTCAATATAGATTTCCATGTAAAACTTGTCTTGTTCAAGCTGCTTGTCAAGATCTTGATAGAATTAAAAGTAGGGAACTTAATGAAAATCGTCCCTCATTAGCTCTTCCCATATTTAAGGATAAAAGTTATCATAAAGGTCTTTTAGAATGTATATTAAATCTTCTAAAGCAGATAATGGATAAAGTATCCAGAGATGGGGGATTAAAAGATTTTGACAAACAGGATGCTGATAAATTACCTATGGCATATGTTCATCTATTGATTGATACGTCAGCAATTTTATGTCATATGGTCAACTCGACAAGTTGGAGAGAAGGCGAATTATTTGAATTTGACAGAATCGAACTTAAACGAAGATTAACTCAATTGGAGAGGTGGTTATGATAAAATTACCCACTATGAATCCAGAAGTTGTTTCTAAAGAAATACAGAAGTTTATTTTAAATAAGGTTAGACATCATAAAAAGACTGGGGTTGTTCTTGGTCTATCTGGTGGAATAGATTCTTCAGTTGTAGCTGTTCTTTGTCTAAAAGCTTTTGAAGGAACTCCTTTTGTTGTAAAGGGGTATTATCTTCCACATAGTAATGATGATAATAGTAGAGTTTTTGTTAATCGTCTTATAGATGCTTTCCCTAAAATAGAATATCAAATAGCATCAATATATGATCAATGTACATTCCATGTATATCAGGTAGAAGCATATACTTCACAATTAACCAATTATCAAAAAGGAAATTGTTACTCAAGAGTAAGAGCAACTTTTCTATCAGCTTTTGCTGAAAAGGAAAACAAAGTTTTATCAGGCACAGGGAATCGTGATGAAGATTATGGAGTTGGATATTACACAATGTTTGGCGATGGTGCAGTTCACATGAATCCCATAGGGTGTCTTTCAAAACGATTGGTATATCAAATGGCAGAATATTTAGACATACCATTATCAATTATTAAAAGACCTCCTACAGCTGGATTAGAACCAAATCAAACAGATCTTGGTGATCTTGGATATCAATATAGTACAGTTGAAATTGTCATAGAATCAATACATCAAAAAGTTAGTGAAATTGATTTACATAAAATCCTTGAAGCAAAAGGGATTACTTTTGATCGTAATAAATTCGCTGATATAGGAGAGATGGTTGAAGATATCTTATCAAGGCATCTTGGTGCTTTAGTCAAAAGTCAAATTATTAATCCTCCTGTCCCAACAGTAACCTTACATTATAGCGAGGTGCTCCAAAATGAGTGAACGATTTGCACAAGTTGTAGTTCCTTGTAATGACTGTATAGTAAAATCTATGTGCAGTGATAGGGAACGAACAGAAGAAAGAACTAAAATGTGGAATGGTTTATTAGGAATTCCCAAAGTTGATGAAACTAAAAAGATGTATCATAAAAGTCTAATTGAATGTTGGGCGAATATGGGATGGGATATTGTTTCTCATATGAGTCATATTCAAACAGAAGGAATTCCAAAAGAAGCACAATCAGTATTTATGAATTATTTAGTTGAAATGTGCAATACATTACAATGGTTAGTGAACTCAAAAAGTTGGAGGGATGGAGAAGAACATTCATTTGACTCAATGGAGTTAATGCACAAAACCAGACAATCAGTTGGTTGGATACCAAAATAATTAATTAGCCACCGTTGCTTAGCTGGCCGATAGCGCCGCACTTGTAATGCGGAGACGATTAGTCCACGTAGGTTCGAATCCTACCGGTGGCTCCATATAAAATATCGGGTTCGACTCCCGACCTCTCAATGAGAGGAAATTGAACTGCAAGGGGCGGTTCTATAATTGTTTATGGGAGGATAATTCCTCCCTAAACAAAAGAAAGGAAAAATATGGAATCAATTAAATTGTTTCATATCATTGCAACAATAATATTTTTATTCTTTGGAATCATATGGACCACAAAAACTTGGTCAAATAGCTTATTGAAAATAATCTTCTTTTTTATGGCAGTGTGGGGAATTGTTATATGTCTTTATGATTACGGATTTATTATTAAACAATAAAAAGGAGTTATTATGGCTACTTTATTTGATGAAGAATATGGCACATATAATAATATTGCCAGAGAACTTGATATAGAAACAACAAAAGCAATAAGACCATTGTTTGAAAAATATGTCAAAGCTGGTTATAAACTTAAAGAAATCGCTTATATTATTATTTCTAATGTGGGTATGGAAGAGTGTGAACGAAGACTTACAAGAAATGGTAAAATAGCTCAGGCGAAGATGAAAGAACGACAACATCAATCACGTCTTAAAAAAGATTCTAAATAATTTTTGCCCCCGTAGCTCAGCGGAATTAGAGCAGGACGTTTCTACCGTCAAGGTCGCAGGTTCGAATCCTGCCGGGGGTGCCACTCATTAAACAATATAGGTGAATAATATGACATTTGGAAACTTTATATTTATGGTAGTAAATGGACTTATGGGTTCAATTATGATTGTTGGAGCAGTTGTTGTAATAATTTCTGTATTCACAATGGATCTTGGTACTATGTTTTTCGGAATAGTATTGGTTATGGGATCATTTTTAATATTATCAATATCAATTAAAATAAAAGAATCATTTGATGATAAAAATTTAACCACAAGTCATGAAAAAAATACATAGAATTATATATTTAATTATATGCTTTTTAGAACATCTATGTACAGTAATATTTATAAAAGATCCATGTAAAGGCAATAAATGTTTAGTTAAAGCATGTTGTTCACAAGCATGTGATGAAAAACTACACTATCAATGTTTTTTTGATACTGAAGGAAGCATAATATTTCTAAAAATATGTGCTATTTCAATAGTTTTATCATTTTCATCATTGGTAATAGTATTAGTTAAGAAATTAATTTAGCCCCTTGGTGAAGCGGTCTACCACGACGGGCCTTGGACCCGTTATCTTTCCCAGGTTCGAATCCTGGAGGGGCTTCCAACAAAAAATGCGAAAGGATAATTATGTGCGATAATCCAAACTGTACAAGTGAAAGAATATTATCAGTAGACGCCAAATGTAATGACCTTTGCATGGTAGATTTTAATGGCGCACAAAGAGATGACTATGTTCCAGGTGATATTGGAATTAGCGATAATGAAGATTATATCAGCTTCGATTATTGTTTGGAGTGTGGAAAAGTTCAAGGAAAATTTCCAATTGATGATCCAAAATTTTCATTATAAACATATGGTTAATAATTTTAAAGAATAAAGAATCAACTAACAAAAGGAGATAAAAATGAGCGAAATGACAATCACAGAAGGATTGAAAAAATTAAAACTTCTGGAAAAACGAATGGCAAAAAACTGTGAGGAAATTGAAAGATATTCTTCTTTGCTTTCCAACGAAAAACCAATTTTCGATACTGAAACCAAACAAAAGGAAGAAGTTCGAAAATTGATTCAATCTAATCAAGATTTGGAAAAGGAATATTGTCATATTAAGGCAATGGTTGACTATACCAACTTGATGATTATTGTTAAGATCGACGATGAAGAACGAACAATTCATAGTTGGTTAACTGTCTTGAGAAAGACTGGTAGTCAGCTTATCAGAACTTTTTCATCTTTGAGTGATCGTGAAGCAAGTCAACGCCAAACGAGATTCAGAGATAAAGATACAAACATGACTCCAACTGTCATTCGTTTGTATGATGAAAACGATAAACGGAATGGACAGAGAAAGTGGGAAGATTTAACATCTGGGAAGACCATTGAAGGTCGTCTTGAGGTGATCAATGCAACCACACAACTCATGGAAGTTCCTGTAATTTAATTACTTTGGATTCGGTAGTGTAAACATTGAAATAAATGAGCCCTTCCATATTGGGTAAATATGATTCCTTTACAGGAGACTACGATAGCCTTGAAAGCTATTCATTGGCGAAAACGCCTTATATCAAGGTTAAAGATTTAATTCTCAAGTTTAACTCGTGCCGCAACGAGAATAAATAAGGCGGTCTTAAAGTCTCAAGAGGTAAAGAATCAAGGTTAGGGGTATTGTGATATACCGAGAAAAATCCAGGTCAAGTGAAGCTTCTCATTAGCAACAATTCACTTCTGGCTGCTATTTGGATCCAAGTTTATTAAAAATTTTATGGCCGGGTGGTGGAACTGGTAGACACAAGGGACTTAAAATCCCTCGAGAATAACTCTCGTACGGGTTCGACTCCCGTCTCGGCTACCAAATATCTTGGCGACATGGTGGAAAGGGTAGACACGCTAGTTTCAAACACTAGTTCTTTGATCAAGAATGTGGGTTCGACTCCCTCTGTCGCTACCATAAAAAATCTTAATGCGGGGTAGAGTAGCCTGGTTAACTCCCTGGTCTCATAAGCCAAGGTCTCATTGCGAGAACACGGGTTCGAATCCCGTCCCCGCCACCAAAAATCTAACCTATTCCTGTACGCCCAGGTGATGCACCGGAATGTCAGATAGCTGGCTGGATTAACAAGGAATTTCTAGAAAAGTACTTGTTATACAATTAGGGTAGGTTGGGCATGTTTTAAAATTGGTGACTGAACGACAAATCGACAATATGGCAACGATATAGATTTGCATGACCGGAGGCGCACCAAAGGTTCCCTGTTGTAGTCGCCAGATATTTCAATTTTAAAAGGAAAAAATGATAAATAAAAACGTAATGAAAACATCTGAGTTTGATGACGCAATATACTATCGTGTTGCTTGTTCTTGTGGAAGTGATGAACATGACGTTACTATTGAATTTGAAAAAGATGATAAAATTCCATCTATGATATTTTTAAACTTTCATAAAAGACTTGGTTGGTGTTCTAGATGGGGAACTCTTAATATATTTGAAAGATTCTGGAAAAGAATAACCGGTTCTTTTAAAATGTTATTCACTGGTTATATTGAAGTTGAAGAAAGTTTTATTTTGAGTGAGGATAATATTGATCCTTTCATTGAAGCTCTTAAAGAAGGAAAGGGTTATATTGAAAATAAAAGGTGAGTTGCCCGAGTATGGCTTAAGGGAGCAGTTTGCTAAACTGTCGAGTGTAATAGCTCCACAGGTTCAAATCCTGTACTCACCGCCACTTTGACAAGAGAGGTCTGGAAAAAGAAAGTTTGGTCTACTCCAGTTCAGTGGAAAGGATGCGAGTTATAGTAAGACAATGGTTCGCCAAACAGCCCAATCTTACATACTGCGGACGCATTGTGCTCTTGTCATTTAACTTTTGAAAGGAAATTATGAATCGATGTCCTTGTAATAAATGTATTTGTGTAGCTATGTGTAGATTAAAAACATATCCTTCTTTAATTAACTCATGCTCTTTATTATTGTCTTATTTAGAAAATCCATTTTCGCTTTCATTAATAGATCGATCTAATGGAAGATTAAAATTGATACAGAAATCTCTTGATCCAAAAACATGGACCTTATTTTATGATGAATTTGGAAGAGCAATGGTTGATAGTTATACTGGATATAAACAATGTCATTTTTACTACTAACGAAAGGATATTAATATGAAATTTCATGAATTAATTTATTGTGAATCATCCATTCAAGATGTAATTAAAAAAGAATTTCCAGAAGCAGTTTTTACAGATGCATCTGATATTGTTCATACAGAAAGATTTTCAGTTGATATTGAATCTGAATCTGAGAATATAGAAAGAGATTTTTATATTTTTGCTATAAAAAAAGGGTTTGCAAAATGCTGTTTCTGTTTTGAATTATTACTTCGCCAAAATCCATCAGAAATATCAAAGTGGATTGAATTGGTAATGAATAATTTAGGGATACGTGGGAGTTCTGAATAAATAGAACAGTACATCTAGGGGTTGGGAGGGTGTGCACCAAAATAGAAAGGAATGAAAATGTTTTTAGAATATCTTATAAAATATTTAATAGCTTGTGGAATTGGTTTTAACATAATGTTATTAGTTATGTTATTTGACTGAAAGGAGAATGCATAATGGAAAAGCGGCATTGTAAAATATGTAATGCTATTCTTAGCGGATATAATAAAACCAACGTATGTTTTTGTCATAATGAGAAACCTGATGATATACATTTGCATTTGAAAGTTACATGTTGTTCCAGCAGAGGAAATGAAAAATTTTTATATACATATAGAGAGTATAATGGTGGATACTGTGAGTAATATAATATATACAGTAGTAACAATAAAACACAACCTGAAAAATAGATGTGTCGGATGGTTTCCAACTAAAGAAGAAGCAATAGAAGTAGTTGTTGAAAACTACGGAAATATCAATGAATATGGATATTATCCATATGCGATAGTTGAAGGAGTCAAACCGGGATTATATAATTTTGATCGTGAAGAGATCTGGTTTAAGTGGGATAATGATAAACATCAATATATACAATGTGGTAAACCAGATAAGTTTGGAAATTCAACTTGTTACTCAATGGGGTAAAAGAAAGGATTAATATTTATGTTTCGGAACTGGATAAGAGGTATAATACACTCTATACAAAAAGCTTGGAGACAGAGAAATTACAGAATGATATATTCTGATACATATGGATATGGTGTTGAAGAACAGCTGTCTTACAATCTTAAATATCAGTGGTTTATTAATCATACTGATTATATTGAAGAAGAATAACTGGAGGGGTCGACAGTGGGGAAGTCAACTTGTCTTGAAAACAAGGGCGCGATAGCGTTGCAGGTTCAAGTCCTGTCCCCTCCGCCACTTTAAAACAAAAGGAGTAAGTATGATTTGTCCGGTTTGTGAAATAAAGGTAGAGGAATTTGATGAACCAGATGGAGCAATTAGATTTATATGTTGTCATTGCAAAACTCTTATAACATTAAGAGATATAACAGATGATGAAGCATGTCAAGATGAAAAGGATGATTAATGAGAATTCCTTTTTGCAAAAAATGTTTAGTATCACCTATATGTAATAAAAAGTGTGATTATTTACAGAAGAAATTGGATATGCTTAAAACAGTATCATCTTTCTCATTTTTCAATTGGTTCTTTTTTGGTTTTGTAGCAGTGAATATTATATTAATAGCTATTTATGAATCTATGGAAAAAGTTCAAATCATAGGTATTATAAGTTTAATGGTAGGTCAAGTCTTGCTTCTTATCTTACATATATTAGCAAGAAAATTAAAAGATAAAATTGAATCTAAATTTGATAAAGGATTTTAAAAAAAGGAATAAGTCAATGAAATGTATTGAAAAACATGGAGACGTCAAAAGAGTCAGTGATGAAGTTGCAGCAGATATGGTCGATAATAAAGGATGGGTATATTGTCCAAAATCAAAATGGAAAGAATCAGGTCGGGGTAACTAGGTGATCTTATGATTAGAATCCATATTGATTGGAAATTTATGAGTCCTTTATTGGGTGTAGCATCTGGAATTTTAGAAGTTCGTGATATGCATCTAAGTAAAAATACATTACTCTTACAATGTAAAGTAAAAAAAGAGAATGGATGTGTTAAATATGAAGCTATAGATAGAACCAAACCCGGCATACATTCCAAATTTTTTGAAGCGATAAGACCAGAGGTTAGTATAATGGTAGATTCGTATTTTTATGGAATGACATTATGTGACTTAACATTTTGTTGGTTAGAAGATTCGCTGAACAGCGAAGGATGGGAAAACTGGGCAATAAAACATGATATAGATCCAAAAGAAATAGATGCAATCCCATATTCAAAGCAACGAGAAATGGGGGTTTAACTCAGTGCGCAGAGTGTCGCTTTTACACGGCGAAAGGCGAAGGTTCAAATCCTTCAACCCCCACCATATTTTCTAATGAAAGGATTACTATGAAAGGTGGATATTGGGTTCCAGCAGTCATAGAAGATAAGGAGATAACATATTCGTATGAACGACACGAACCAATTCAATTAAAAAGCACCCCATGGTTATATTGTAAATTTTGTGGATTATTATATCTTAATAATGCAATCACAAAATGGTGCATCCGTATGGGGTGTAATTGCAATTATCATAAAAACTTCAAAAAGATGCTATATAAGGGAGGTAATTAATCATGGGGAAGCAAAACGTAGATTCCATATAATAAAATGTGGAACAAATTATACAATTAAAAAGAGATTCGGACCTTTTTGGTTCTATGTAAGAAAAGGGTTTAAAAAACTATCATTTACTGATTTTGGTGATGTAGTTAGATATGTTAATGAAAGAAGGAGAAATAAATAATGCTGTGTAGTTATGGTTGCGGAAGGCCAGGAATACATTATTTCAAAAGAGTGAATAAATGGTGTTGTGAAAAGCAGCATCAAAAATGTCCGGTAAACAGAAAGAAATATTCACAACCTGGAAATAAAAATCCTATGTATGGTAAAGAATGTGTATTTAAAGGTAAAACAAAAGAAAACTACACACCATTAAAAATAGTTTCTGAAAAGATATCTGAACATCATAAAAAAGGTAATATAAAATGTTATTTTCTTAATTATTGGACTGGTAAAAATCACACAGAAAAAACTAAATTAAAAATAGCTAAAAAAATGCGAGGGAATACTTACGGTAAGGGAAGAGGAATTAGAACTATTTATAATGATATAACATTTAAATCATCTTGGGAAGCTGAAGTTGCTAAATTTCTTGATTTAAATAATATAAAATGGAATTATGAAGAAAAAGAATTTATATTAAGTGATACCGAATCATACAGACCTGATTTCTTTATTTATGAAAATAATTCATTTGTTAAACTTATAGAAGTTAAAGGTTATTTCAGAAAAGAAAATAAAATTAAATTTCAAAAATTCAAACAAAAATACCCTGAAATTCAAGTAGAATTATGGGATAAAAAAATTTTAAAATCTAAGAATATAATTTAATGGGGGGTGTTCCTAACAGCGGGCTGTAAACTCGTTGCCATAATATGTTAGGTGGGCGGCAAGAGGTTCAATTCCTTCACCCCTCACCAGTTTGCCGGGGGGTAAAAACGAAAAGGAATAGGATTTGATGCTGGTAAAACCGTTAAAATGAGATTTCCACTCAGAGCATCGCTTCCACCCCCCGGCATTTTTAAAGGTGCTAATATGACAACAGTAATGAGAGATGGGGAATGTTATGAAGTCATAGATGAGTGTGGAGATATGTATGCTGTATGTGTAGTTTTTAAATTTGCTGATTTTCCATATCTTAGAGAACTAAAACTTTGGTGGGAAAAGAAACATTGCACTGTTGTAAAAAAATAGTTTGCCGGGGGGTAAAAAGAAAAAGGAATAGGAAGAAGATGCTGTCAAAGACGTTAAATGAGATTTCCTCTCTTTGCATCTCTTCCACCCCCCGGCATTTTTAAAGGTAATATATTAATTATCTAATGTCTATAAGTATATAGAACATACATAAAATTTCAAATTTTAAAGGGGATAATATACAGATGGCAATTCGTTTAAATAAGGAGAGTTTGAGCGGTAGCATAGATTCTGATGATGCTAATGCTAGTGACATTAATATAATAGAAATTGATGATCATGAGCAAAAATGCACAGATGGTGAATGTCGTCTTGAATGGGACGATGATTAGATAGCACAGCTACCTGATACATAGGTCATTAGAGGACCTCCAAATTCAGTTTAACCGTATTATTAATTAAAACTGAAAAAAGGAGAACTAAAAATGACTTACAAAGAACTCAAATTAAAAATAAAAGAACAACAAAAATCTTTAGCACAACAAATAAAAAGAGGCAAAGAACTTCGTAAACCTTGTAACAGAACAGATGTTACAGAAGAGGATAGAAAACTTTACTATTCTACATGGGGCGAGGGAGATGGTTTTTCATGTTGGAAAATTGAATCTCTCAGTGATGTATATCGGCATAAACATATTGCTTATTGTACTATGTTTTTCAAAACTCCATATGAAGAAATTGAACTATTTTGCAAAGAAAGTCCAGACTTTGACAGAATTGATTCATATAAAAAAGAATGGGAAGGTTTGCTTGATGAAGCTTTACTTGATTGTGCGTAAAGATTTAACAACTTCTCAGATGGCTGTGCAAGCAGGTCATGCGTTAGCAGCATACTTGTTTCACAGCCATTTTTCCCGCTGGAAAAATGAAACATTAATATATCTGGGCGTAAAGAACTTGTTTCATTTAGAAAAGTTAAAACTTAAGTTTAAAAAAGATAATATCAAATATATAGAGTTTCGTGAACCTGATTTAGATAATCAAACTACAGCAATTGCAACTGACATAAGTAACAAATATATTGAAAAGCTTAATTTATTATGAATGATTTAATAAAGAGCCCGG